CGATATGGGATGAAACCGGATGCAGAGCAAGCCGCCCCTTCCCCCGAAGCGCCCACTCCCGCGCCAGAACAACCGGCGGGTCTACCTTCGGCTGCCAGTGAAGAGGCGATGATTGGGAGGCCAGATGGAGAGACGACGATGGGCGGTTTAGCGGGAGCTGCGCTTCGTGGCGCCGCAATGCCTGCTGTTGGTGCTGGTGCCGGGGCGGCTCTTGGCGGTGCAGTAGGAATGCTTGGTGGGCCTGCTGGAGCTGGAGTTGGCGCTCGTCTTGGAGCAAGGGTTGGAGCGGCAATGAGTCCAATTGCGGATCCTGTTGTTGCTGGAGTCAACAAGCTGTTCGGAACGAACTATTCCCTTCCCGGTGAGGCAGTGCAGCATTATCTCACGCAGATGGGCGTTCCGCAGGCCGACACCGCAGCCGAGCGAATCGTTGAGTCTATCAGCGGTGGAGTGGCAAGTGGTCTTGGCATGAATGCCCTTGCACGTGAAGTCGCAAAACGCGCAACCGCAGGAAGCCTGATGCAGCGCGCAGCATCTGCAATGTCCACGACCGCAGGCGAAGCAGCAGCAACGGGCGCAGCTGGAGGCGCAGCAAGTCAAGCTGTGCAAGAGATGGGCGGTGGCCCAGCGCTTCAGTTTGGAGCGGGGCTTGCCGGTGGAGTTTTAGCGTCAAGAGGGTTTAGGCCGTCGCTTCCATCCTCTCGTATTGAGGATGATGTCGCAAAAGCCATAAAAGGAGACAAGGCGGCGCGTGGCAGGCTTGCTGAAGCCGGAGCAGCTGATCCTAAAGTGCGTCAGGCTGCGATTGATTTGGGGCTTAACGTGGACGAGATACCGGAGGCTTACCTGTCCAGCAACCCGCAGTTCCAAGCGGTGTCAGCAGCGGTTGCTTCAGCGCCCGGCTCAAAGCTCAGTATTCAAAAACAAGATGCGCTGGATGCTTTGAAGACGCGTGCGCAAGCAGTCATCGATGACGCCGGCGGAACAACTGACTTGAGCCAGCTAAGCGCAGGAGTCAGTGAAAGAATGGCGAAGTTGTCAGCCAAACTTGAAAGCGCGGCGAACAACATTTACGACGTTGAGTTGCCAAAGGTGTTGCCACCTGAAACTCCTGTTCGCATCGATAATGCGCTTGCAGCAGTAAAAGCAAAACTTTCAGAACTCGGTGGAGATCCGAGCAGGCTCAAGAAAATCGAACGTCAAATCTTGGAGCTTGAAGGCTCAACGCGCCTTCCAAACAAAGAGGAGATTGCTGCAATCAATGCGCAAATCATCCCGTTGAAGGCAAAGGTAGCTGCAGGTGATAGAAGTCAGGCAATTCTTGATAGTATCGATGCTCTTGAGGCATCCAAAACTGTGCCGGTTTCAAATCCGCCAACTTACGAGACACTCAAGCGTGAGAAGAACGCACTGTTCAAAAAGGTCAAAAATCCAGATTCTCCCATTGAAGGATTGAACGATTTGGATAGCGGCCTTGCGGAAAGATATTACGGCCTGATTTCAAACGACATCGACGCGGCAGCCACTGCCGTTGGCGCTGAGAACTTAGTGAAAGAGGCCAATTCACTTTGGTCACAGTTCAAGGATATCGCAAAAGCACGCGAGAACCTTTTTGGACAACAATTGCAAAAATCTCTTGGCGCTCCGCTTATCGATGCGACACGCAAACTGGCCAACAAGGGTGGGTATGCTGAATACGCTGCTCTTCTCAACAAAGTGCCAGCAGATGCGCGGCAGGAAGTTGCTGTGAGTTCTCTTGGCGCAGCGTTCTCGCAACAGGCAAAAGAGGAAGGTTTCAATCCTGCGTACTTCAAGAAATGGTACGATGGGCTGCAAACCAACAAGGCCTCAAAGAACGTCCTTTTCACAAACCTGCCACCGGAAACGCGCAAGCATCTCGACAACCTGTACACAATCGCGAGCAACATCCAAGACGTCAAATCCAAGGACATCCCAACAGGACGCCTTCAGACCGCAATGAAAGCGTCTGAAACAATGATGGAGCGTGTCTATGAAGCGGTTCTCAGAACAGCCAAGGGAAGTGCAGCCGCCGCTGTTGCAACGCCGGTTGTTGGGCCTACTATCGGAGCATCCATCGCTGGTGCTATTGCAGCTTCTGGAAGCAAAGAAGCAGTCCCGCTTCTCAACTTGGCCGATGGGTTTCTTTTATCACCTGAATTCCGAGCGCTCGTAAAGGCATCTACTGCGGATCCTGCAAAATATACGCAGGCAGCGACAGCTGCTGTTCAAAGTTCGAGGTTTAAGAAGTTCGCGGATGCTGTTAATCTGCCGCAGGCGCAGCGCAATGCAGCGTTCTTGATTGGAACCGCAGAAGAACCTGCACAAGAGCCTGTTCAACCAGAAGAATAACCCATGTCATACGCCATCACCTCCCCTTTCCCGTCGTTTAACGACACCGACGGCTCGCCGCTCAACAACGGCTACGTCTACGTTGGACAACCAAATCTCAATCCGGTTACAGACCCCACGCCGGTCTACTGGGACGATGCCCTCACGCAGCCCGCTGCACAGCCGGTACGCACCATCAATGGGTACTTCTCGCGCAACGGTTCTCCTGGGCGGCTCTACACCGGACTGGTCAGCTATTCCATCCGAATAACCAACAACAAAGGCGCGTTGGTGTTCTCTGACTTGAACTACCTCGATCCCAGCTCCACTGCTGGAAACAATTATCAGCAAGTCATCACAGCCATCTCTGGGCAGACCGTGTTTAGCCTAAGCCGCACTTATGTGCCCGGCACAAACGACCTGTTTGTCTACCGGAACGGTCTTCGACTCATTGTCGGGCAGGATTACACCGAGAGCAGTTACAACGAAATCACGTTAACAGCGGGAGCGGACAACGGGGACGAATTTGTTTTCGACATCGGTTACAGTTACGACTCTGGCATAACCGTCGATGCGTCCGGCGTTCAGTACAAGCTGCCAGACGCCTCATCGGTCTTCACCAACGTCGAAGCGAAGCTGTCTGAGACCGTCAGCGTGAGAGATTTCGGGGCGGTTGGAGATGGAATCACGGACGACACGCCTGCATTTAATGCAGCAGCAAATACCGGAACAACTGTCTATGTCCCAAAAGGAACATACAAAATTACAACTCCAACCACTGCTGGCTTTTGGTTTTTGCAGTATGGGGCTTACATCAGTGGATTGCCGGATGTTACAGGTGTAAACGACACTAGCCGTCTGACTGGACGGATGATTTTCTTGGAAAACGATACTGCTGGTCGCGTTGGCATTCGCATGGGAGATACAGATCCATGGATTGAAAATGTTCGATTTGCGACGGCATCAATCAGCGAGTTGGTTGTCGCATCGTCTATCGGCAAGATTGGGATTCTTGGGGCGACAAGAACGTCTGATGATATTACGGCAAATTACGCAGCCATTGGAGTTGCAGGTTATGGCATAAACGACAATACCACTAATCCTGAACCGACATGGGCTAGTTATTTTGAAGCAAGGCGTTCTGCTGGTGCAGGCGCGGCATATTGTTCGGAAATGGATTTTGTCAACAATGGCACTACTTTTGATTTGACTCCATACACATCCATTAGCACAACAACTGGTCAAACTTCAAACTTGTGGATAAGCAACGGAGGCGGAGATGTTGCTCTTGGAGGGAACGCTAACAGTGCGGCTATTACCATTTTGCCAAACCCAGCTGGCTATAAACGCGGAATCGTTTTTCGCTACAACGCGCTTGATGGAACGACTAACGAGGCTGTTGTAATGGCTGTGGGCCAACGTGTCGCGTGGTACAATACGGCAAATGAGGCTAACTCATACATCGACCATCGGACAATAAGTCAGAAAACATCCATAAATTCTTCACTTGGAAACAATTGGTATCTCATAAAGCATCGAGATGCAGGGGCTGCAAGTCAAAGTTTAGATACTGTTTGGAGGACAGACTTCTACGGATGCTCTGGGTCTGGAACCAACTACAGTGCTGCATACATGCAGTGTCTGCAGCGGAGCAACTTCTCCTCTGGGAACGCGAGATTCAGCCTTGATCTAACGGCAACAGGAGACGCTGGAATCGCGCACCAAGTCTCGTTGAACGGTCTCTCAAACGCTTCGTTCTCCCCAAATCCTGACAACACACTCTCACTTGGGGTTGGTTCATTCCGGTGGTCCACGGTTTATGCGGCAACCGGAACCATCAACACCTCGGACGCTCGAGAAAAGCAGCAGATCCGATCGCTCTCGGATAAAGAGCAAGCGGTCGCGAAGAAGCTCAAGGCGCTTGTAAAAGCCTTCAAGTTCAACGACGCGGTTGCAAAAAAGGGCGACAAGGCACGAATCCATGTGGGCGTTATTGCTCAAGAAGTTATGGACGCTTTTGCATCCGAAGGGCTTGACGCCACTGAGTACGCTATTCTCTGCTATGACGAGTGGGACGCATCGCCTGAGGTCACTAATGAAGATGGCGTGGTTGTGCAGCAGGAGGTTAGAGCAGGCAACCGTTACGGCGTCCGATACGAGGAGCTTCTGGCATTCATCATCTCAGCAATCTAACAACCTATGAGCAGCAAAGCATTCAACAACGCCACCAAGCTGAACGGAATCGTCAGCGTCACCGATTACGGTGCAAAAGGAGATGGAGTAACAGATGACAGTGCGGCAATTCAGGCGGCGATTAACGCTGGAAACTCAATTTATTTCCCGTGGGGCACATACTTGTGTAAGGACATCGTAGTTGGCACGCACAAAAGCCTTTACTGCAATGGCTCCATCTTCAAACCAGCAGCTGGCGCGAACTGGGTCTTTAAGTTGGTAGCTTACAAGCCTGCTCTGTATGACGCCTATTTCGACGGGACTAGCGACCCGATTCCGAATGACCTTGATCACGCCGCTGTAATGGTTGGTGATAATACGGTTTCTTGCAAGTTCGCGCAGATTCAAAACTGTATGTGGGTAAACCACAACGTCGGCTTGCTTATTGGTGGAAACAGCGCTTACGAGGTTGGTCAAGGATTCGTGAGCAACTGCCACTTTATCACCTTTGCTTCACGCGGGATTATCGTCAAAAAGAACGCGCTGGATTTCACATTCACTGACATCAACATTCGCGCAGGAACTGTTGCAGGCGCTCCGAAAGCAGGGACGATTGGATTTAATCATGTAGGAACAGGGACAACGATTGGAAGAGGCGGACACATACTCAATAGTATTAGCGCGTTGGGATGTGAGACAGGATTCCAGTTAATGGATTCTGAGTTTGTCACGCTGGAGAACTGTATTGCTGACAGCATTTCTGGAGCTGGCTTTCAGGTTAATTCAACCGGTCCATACACAACTGGGACGGGAAGCCAAAGAATCAAGTTCAACAACTGTTTTGCCGGAACCTGCAAGCTTGGGTATGAGATTATCAACGGTGCGCTCAATATCACCATCTCAAGCCCAACAACGTACTTCCAAGGCGTTATACCTCCATGGGGATCGGCTCCATTCTTCAAGACGACCGGAAACTACGCGACGGCAAATGACATCTTTGTCGACTCGACATCTCACCTCTTCTTGAGTGCATGGGAGTCTGATGCTTACAGCTACACGTTCTCCAGCAATGTCTCTTTTGCCGAGTCACAACAATTTACTGTTGGATCAACAGCAACCGTAGCCGCAGCAACAACGGCATATTTGACAACGGCAGGCGCGCTGACTTCCGAGTTGATGCACTTCATAGCTCACAAGAGAGGCATTATTTTTGGGTTAGTGGCGCAGTGTGGTGGTGCGCCGGGCGCAAGCGAATCGTTCACCTACACTGCTCGCAAGAACTTCGTGGACACCGCAGTGACTGCGACAATCACTGGAGCAAGTTCGTTCGACGCATCATCAACCACGATTATCCCATTTGCCGCTGGAGACAATCTGACCATGAAACTTGTTACAAGTGCAGCAGCAGTCGCAAGGAATCATCGAGCGATACTGAAGGTTGTCTACTTTGGATAACGCCATCATGCACCACCTCACCCACTCCCTCATCGCGCTCGCCATCCAGTCCGTCATCGCTCTTGTGAGTGGGGATTGGTGGACGGGCGCGGCAGCAGGCGCATCGTACTTCTGGGGGCGCGAGTACGCCCAGGCGGAGTACCGCAACATCGAGCACAACTACGGTGGACGCAGGGCGAATATGCCCTTCTGGGGCGCCCTAGAGGCCCGTGCGTGGACGCTCAAGGGCATATTGGACTTCGTACTGCCAACGGTTGCCGTGACGGCTTTGGCGCTTCTTGCAGACAGAATCAACCAACATCACCTATGAAATACATCCTTGCTCGCTTGCTGGAACCATCGACGTGGCGCGGAATCATCAGCTTGCTCACGGTCTTCGGGGTTCGTGTTGCGCCAGACCAAGCAGACGCTATCCTGACCGCCGGCGTGAGCGTGTACTCCGCCATCAACATCTTTCGTAAGGAGAAACCGTGATTGCCGATATCTCGTTTGAACCCATGGTAAACCAACTCGTTGCTCAAGGGCCGCTTGCGTGTGCAATGGCCATCGCCATCTGGTATCTCTCGCAGAAGATCCGCGAGTGCGAGGACGACCGGAAGGAACTCTGGAAACGGGTAAGCGAGCTGGCAGAACGGTTCGGAGGCGAGCGGCACTGAAATGAAACTCTCCGACGCAGGGCTAAAGCTCATCATCGACTTTGAGGTGGGCGGCGGTGAGGATTACTACCGCAAGTTCCTTCAGAGCCCGACGTGGCCCGGAGAGCAAAGCGGTGTAACCATCGGTATTGGCTACGACTTGGGCTACACGACGCCGCAACAGTTCCAAGAAGCATGGGAGGCACTTCTCCCTGAGTCTGACTACCTTGCGCTCACCGCCGCCCTCGGAGTCAAAGCCAACGCAGCCCGCGAACTCTTGCACGCTTCGCCAACCATGCGGAGCATCGTGATCCTGTGGACAAAAGCCATTGAGGTCTTCCAGAACAACACGGTTCCGAAGTTCTACCTCCAGATGCTACGCATCTATCCACAGGCAGAGGACTTGCCGGATGAAGCGCGGGACGCACTCATCTCGCTGGTGTTCAACCGCGGCACAGCGCTCTCAGGAGAGAGGCGCTCCGAAATGCTTGGAATCCAGAACGCTATGCGTGATAGGCGCTTCTACGACGTACCTGCGCTTATCCGGTCGATGAAGCGTTTGTGGCCTAACACCAAAGGCTTACAACGTCGGCGCGATGCAGAAGCCGAGTTGTTCGAGAGGGCACTTGAGCCTAAGCGTAAGCGATGAACTCAAGGCCCTTGCCTTTGATGGTTGGGAGCATTCCATTTTCATCGTAAATACCTGCGCCTTTGGGGATAATCGTGTCTGGCGGCAACGCGCTTCCCATGGTCGCAATGGGGCCTGACTCTGAGTAAACCTTCGGAGCAAGCGTCACAAGCCCCGCGGGAGCGTTGTGAATACCGGTGAATCGTGCAACAAGTTCGCTGGAGGAGACAGGTTCCATGGGCGTTGGACCTTACGGCAGAGCGTCTTACGACAAAATGAAAAAACCTGTTGCAGCGCGAACGATTTTCGCGCACAGTCATCGGCGCCATGAGTTACACCATCAACGGTCGGCGCGTGGTCAACAGCTTCGGAGGCGTCAAAAACCTCTGGAAGAAGTTGCTCTTCCACGGTGTGCTGGTCCAGCCGAGAACGCTGGCGAAGTGGATCGAAAAGGGGAAAATCCCGCTGGATAAGTTCTGCGCTTTGGTCTCCATCGCGCACAAGGAAGGCTGGAATCTCCGTCTGGAAGATATGTGCCCAAGACTGAAAACTGAACTACAACAAAATGACACTGAAACAAATCCGCTTCGAGATATCGAAGCGCAATACCAAAATCGCGTCCCTTGAGGACGAGATAACCGCACTGGAGCAGGCTGCCCTCAACATGGTCGGCGCTGACCTCCAGAACAAACTGGCCGAGTCCGGTAAAGGGCACGGGGAACTGACGACAACCATCGACGACGTGAAGCTCACCTACGAGGTTAAGGCAACCTACCTCTGGGATCAGGGCAAGCTGCAATCCCTCTGGGAGGCGCTACCGCTCGATGACGCTCGCCAGCTCATCGCCACCAAGATGAGCGTGCCGGCGCGGATGATTGAGAAGATTGGGGACGAGAGCGTCCTTAAACGGGTTCTCGACGCACGCACCACCAAGTACAGCGAACCCAAAATCTCCTTCAAGTAATGGCGCTCAAAATCATCAAAGCGGACGAGCGTCTCAAGCGCACGTCGGACTGCGTCAAAGCGGTTGTGTTCGGGCCTGCCGGTGTCGGCAAGACCTACCAAGCCCGCACGCTGGACGCCAAGACCACACTGTTCGTTGACCTTGAGGCCGGTACGCTGGCGCTTGGCAAAGATTGGAAGGGGGATGTGCTGGACATCCGGGCGACCTCTAACGACATGGCAGCGCACCCGTGGGAGTTGGCAAAAGCCATCGCTCTCTGGCTTGGCGGGCCTGACCCAGCTGACGCCAACGGCAGCTACAGCGCAGCGGCCTACAAGCAGGTGTGCGAAGCCTTCGGCTCACCGGACAACCACAAACAGTACGAGACGCTGTTCGTGGACTCTATCACCGTCGCAAGCCGGATGTGTTTTGCATGGTGCCAGACACAGCCAGACGCCTTCAGTGAAAAGACCGGTAAACCCGACATCCGCGGGGCTTACGGGCTTCTTGGACGCGAGATGATTCGGTGGGTGACACAACTCCAGCACTGCCACAAGAACGTAGTGCTGGTGGGCATTTTGGAGCAGCAGGAAGATGAGCTCAAACGTAAGTACTGGGACGTTCAAATCGAAGGCTCGAAGACGGGCCGCGAGTTGCCCGGTATCTTTGACCTGGTCCTGACGCTCCAGAACTTTGAGGCCGAGGACAAGTCGCAATACCGCGCCTTCGTCTGTCACCAGCAAAACCCGTGGGGCTACCCCGCGAAAGACCGCTCAGGCACGCTTGAGCTTCAGGAACCCGCTGACCTTGGTAAGGTGCTCGCCAAGATCCGCGCAGGCAAACGTATCGACACCACTCAGAAAAACTAACCAAAATCGAAAATCATGTTCAACGCACAAAGCACAAACGTCGGCTCAACAGAGATGGAACTCATCCCGAAAGGGACAGTGGCACAGGCAATCCTTGTCGTTAAGGAGCGCAAGAACAGTCAGTCCACCGGTGGGGATTACGTCTCCATTGAGCTCGCCATCCAAGGGGGCCAATACAACAACCGGCGCGTGTTCGCGATGCTCTGCAATCCCTTCGACGCCAACAACAGTGAGGTGTGGCGTCAGATGGGCATCGGGGCGATTACCCGTATCCTTGAGAGCAAGGGTGTCTTCAACCCAGAGCACCCAGAGTCGTACGAGCAGTTCAATGATGGCGAGTTTGCCAACATCATGGATGCGATTAACGGCGCTGGCGTCGTCATCAAGGTCGGCATCGACAAGGGCAAAGACGGACGGGCAGACCGCAACAGCATCGCGGACTGGGGCTCACCGAATCCAGCCAGCAACGGGCACAAGCTGTGGGTGCAGGCAACCGAAGGCAGCGCACCAGCACCTGCTCCGGTGCCAGCAGCGAAAGCAGCGGCTCCGGCAGCTGCGGCAGCTGGCAAGAAACCTGCTTGGTTGAAGTAGCACAGTAGTTTGTTTGGGGATTGCAGGGGGCGGGGCAATAATGGTTGTCTCGTCCCCCTTTTTTGAGGTAAACCTTACGGCAAATCCAAGCCGTATGGTGTGCAGGGAGATCCTGCAACAGCGCTTTCATTTTGGCGCAGTGAAACAAAGGCACTTATGATTTTACGTCCACGGCAGGCGCAGTTTGTTGACGCCTGCATCGCCGCACTGAACGAGTGCGGTAACACTCTAGGTATTGCGCCAACTGGCGCAGGCAAAACAGTCATGGGCAGCGCAATCCTTGCGCCGTTCGTGAAACGCGGGCCGGTTCTCGTCATCCAACACCGCGACGAACTGGTGAAGCAAAACAAGGACACCTTCAAGCGGTACTGCCCGACGGAGAAGACCGACGTGTACACTGCCGAGCGCAAGGCTTGGTCTGATGGCGCGACCTTCGCAATGGTTCAGACGCTGTGCAGGCCATCCAACTTGGCAAGTATGCCGAGCGGGATGACCGGGCTGTTCATCGACGAATGTCACCATGTGGCGGCTGACACTTATATGCGGATCGTGGACACGTTCCGCGAACGCTCACCGAAAGGCGTCGTTCTGGGGCTTACCGCGACCCCAGAGCGCGGTGACAAGCAGGCGCTGACCGCGGTCTTCAACAACGTCGCTGACAAGATCAGCGTGGGCGAACTCATCGCATCTGGGAATCTGGTTCCGCCCAAAGCGTATCGGATGGATATCGGGCTCAACGACCAGCTCCAAAGCGTCAGCAAGACCGGTGCTGAGTTCGACATGGGGCAGGTTGAGGCCATCATGGACAAGCGGGCCGTCCACTCCGAAATCATCCGGCACTGGAAGGAGAAGGCGCAGGACCGCGCAACCGTCGTGTTCTGCTCGACCATCGAGCACGCGCAGCACTTGGCGGAGGCTTTCCGCGAAGAGGGCGTTTCAGCCGAAGCGGTTCACTCGGAGATGTCGGACGATGACAATGCGACTATCCTTCGCCGATTCGACCAAGGCAGAATCAAGGTGCTCCTGAACGTGATGAAGCTCACGGAGGGCTGGGATTGCCAGCGTGTTGGGTGCGTTGTGTTGGTGCGGCCCTGCTCGCAGAAGAGCACCATGATCCAGATGATTGGACGCGGGCTTAGGCCGTGTATCGACGCGAAGCGGTATCCCGGCGTCATCAAGTCGGACTGCATCGTTCTAGACTTCGGTGCGTCGCTCATGACGCACGGAGACATCGACGCTGGAGACCGGCTCTTTGTGCGCAAGAGCGAGACCGGTGAGGCGCCGGCAAAGAAGTGCCCAGAGTGCGGCATCCAAGTGCCCGCGGCAACGATGGCTTGCCCGGTGTGCGGCTACATCTTCCCAGTTAAAAGCAACTCAGTTGAGGCCATCGAGTCGTTTGAGATGTCGGAGATGC